CAGTTTGGCAGTGGCGCCAGTAGTCCCTGCTCGATGGCATCGGCGATGACAAAGGCCCACACCGGTTCGATTAGGCGGCGGATTAGGATTAGTTGGCGGAAGGAGAAGCGCCGGTCGGCTTTCGCCACAATGAGCCTCACGCCAGCGCCTCCGACCGAACTTGAATCGGCGGCAAATTCGTAAGGCAAAACTCCAAGGGCCGAGTCGCGACGCAGGTGATTCAGAAATCCCGTGAACGTGGGACTTGGACGATTGGAGACGAAAGTGTCGATGGATTCATCAGGCTGCAGGGCCACGATTTTGCCGCCCATGATTTTTTGGAGGCTGGCAGGATCGGAGGGCATTGCCGTGTCGGTCGGCGTGCCGAGGGAAAAGTCTGCGGAGTCATCGAGGAGTTCGGCCCGCGCAGTCTTTAGCACGCGTGCGATATCGGCGTTGTCTTTGACCGCATGCTTTTCCAACGCCAGCAACTCCATCTCGTCGAGCACATGATTGATGGAGTGCTGGATCGTGGGGGCGTTGCGCACAGAACTTGCCGACTCAGGCTCGAAAATGTGCAGCACCGATTCCGCGTTCACATCGCGTGTGCCGGTGTCCTCGAGGACTCGGTAAAAGCGGGGGGAGCCATCTGGAGCCAGTCCCACGCCGTCCACCGTCTCGTCTGTTTCGTCGCCGATGCGATGGGATTCGATGAGCTGAAGTTTCGGGCGGCCGCCTTGCCGGACTTTCATCACGAAATATTCGCCGTCGATATCGATGCCGCGGCAGATGAGAGACTGGCACTCCTCGAAGCTGAAGCGACCGGTCACCTCGCAGCGCGAGGACCACCGCCGGAAATACTCCTCGGCCTGCTCGTTCCATTCGGGGCTGCTGCTCTGGGCCTGTGGTCGGATGCCGTCTCCGGTCGAGTAGATGGCCATGTTGGCCACGATTTCGCGAACAAAGCCCGAATTGCGATGGAGGTAGCGGGAGCGCCGAACCAACTCACGGCGCACGTAAGGCGTGAGGTCGAGTTTGCCATCGCGGGGCGCCGCGCCCGGCACGATGCCGCGGCGACGGGAAAAGTTCGCCGCATCGTAGGGAGAAGCCCAGGCCTTGGGCTGAAGCAAGGGCGGCAAAAGAAGCGAGGCAACCTGACGGAGTTTGCTGATCATCGGTCAATAAAGGCGATGCGCGACTGGCCGATGCGGGCTGCTGGCGGATAAGAGGCCGGGGCCAGCTTTCGCAGAGCCGACTGGCAGGCCGCGATCACGGTGTGGATCTCGTCGATGCGTCGCTTGGTGGCCGAGGAGCCCGAGTCCGACCAACTGGCGAGGGTCTTGGTCAGTTCGGCCTTGTGGATGGAGAGGATTTCCTCCACCTCGGCGCGGGTGAACCCGATGGTGTAGTCGACAGTGGCCACCTTGAGCGCAAGGCCGGTGTCAAAGTTCGGTGATGCGGATGTAGGAGCGCACGAGTCGCGTCGGGCGGATTTTTCGCCAGACTCCGTCGCCCGAGCTGCTGTCGCGATCGCCCTTGCCGTTGGTGTTGCCCTCCACTGTCACGATCTGGGTTGATCCCTTCGACTGGTCGCGAATGACCACGCCAATGTGGCTGAAATCGAAAATGGCCAGATCGCCAGCCAAAGCTCGCGCGGAGCGGCCCAACACGAGGATGTTGCGCTCCTTGGCCCAGTTGGCGAAATCGAATGCTGCGGCTGTCTTAGGCCGCCAAGACTGAAGGACTTTGTCATTACGTAATGACAAAGTCTCTCTGACGGACGGATTTTCGAGCCACTTTTTGATAACCCAACACACAAATGCCGCGCACCACGGCCATGGTGCCGGTTTGAGCCAAGTAGCCGACTGGTATTCGACGACTTTGGGTCCGCAGTTGTTGCCGCCGACTTCACGGACTCCGATTTCTTCTGCTGCAATATTGGCGAGTTTTTTGCGAAGGCTCATGCCTCCGGTTCGGAGTCAACTTGAGCGTCTCCGGGCGGAGTGAACTCGCGGCCGATCATTTTCAGCATGACCGCCGCCACCACCTGCATGCATTCGCAGTCCCAGTAGTGGTTCGGGCGCTGCCCGATTTGCTTCCAGCGCCAGGTGCCGTTGACGTTGACCCGGTGCTCGCTCTCCATTTGGCCGAGGTAGTCGTCGTCGATGTCGTCCGGGACTTCCCAGGTCGGACCCTTCTCGGGGTTTTGGTTGCGGCGAAGGCGTGAAAGGATGTCCTTTACGTTGAGGTTGGACCAATAGAAGACCGATGCCTTCTTGTCGGCGGCTAGGACAACGCGGCGGCGAGGGGAGTAGAAGCGGTGGATGGCCCGGTTGCCCGAAAGCTTGTGGGAGAAGGTGGAGCGTTTGTCGCCGATCAGGGCGGTCCATCCGTGTTCGGCGCAGTGACGATAGACCTCGTAGGCGTTGTGGCCCGCGTCGAGGAAGACGAGGTTCGGATGGATGGCAAATCGCTCCTGCATGGTGGCGATGTCCTCGAAGGTGAGAATTTTCTCGTTCCACATGAGGCGGGAGGAACCGGTGGCGCTCCATGAGCGAACAACGGCAAAGAGGTGATCCATTTGCACGTCCACGGTGAGAATTCGCAGAAAGGCAGCGGTCTGAGCTGGGTCCGCCGGGCCAGGGACGATCTTGCCGGCTTTGCTCATGACGGCCTCTTCTTCCCATACCTCGCCCTTGCGATATCCGGTGCGCTCGATCTCCAGCTTGTAGTCGTCAGCCATTTCTCGCCACGGGATGGCCAGACGCTTTTGGTAGAACTGCTTGAGCGAACTGAAATCGCCATGACGCGCCGCAGCCTTGGCGCGTAGGTAAAGTTCGGCCAGAACGCCCCAGCTTTGGGAACACAGTGCGTTCCAATGAAAACCCGCATTCTCGGCCGATGCCTTGGGATTGGCCGCCACGTATTTGCCGCTGGCATTGAGTTCGCGGCGTTGCCGCTCGGTGTCCTCAAATGCCCGGCTGCATCCGGAGCAAAGGAGCACGGTCGTCTGGCGCACAGCCTGGTAGTCCCAGTTGTCGTTTTCGTCGCGCGCCGACTTGCTCCACTCCATGTTCTCCCAGGAGAAGGGCTGGCGAAGAGAGCAGGTCGGGCAGGCGAAGGTCCATTGCCGCTGGTCGGTGGTGTCGAACTTGCGCTGCGTGTCGTCGCCCTCCTCACCGGCCTGCGACATGAAGACGCATTTGCCGAGCCATCCGAAAGCGGTGACGCGCGCCTCGGCCTCGGCCATGTGCCCCGCCGGCCAGCGCCAGGTTTCGTCGCCGATCAGCCAGCGGATCGAGCGTCGTTGGAGGTTTGTCTTGTTGTGGGCCCCTAGGACCCAGAGCGTCATGCCGTTGCGGAAATGAATTGTGTTGTTCTTTTTCTTGTGGCGGTTGCGCGGGTAGAGGGCTTTGACCGGGGCGCACTCGTCGAAGAGCTTTTGCAGACGCGACTCGCTCTGGTCCTTGGCATCCTCGTCGGTTTGATCAAGCCAGAGGGTCGGGCCGGGCAGGTTGGAGATGATGTAGCAAAGGCCCAACTCTCCGATGCTGGTCTTGCCGCACTGGATCGCCGCGATAATGGAGAGGAGGCGCACGGCCGGATCGGCCAAAGCCTCTAGCGGTTCGCGTAGCCACGGAGAGTTTTCCGAGCGGAACTTGCCCGGAATTGGCGAGTATGGAATTGAGGCGATGTGCTGCTCGGCCCACATCCACGGTGCGCGTCGATCCGGCGGTTGCCAAGCCTCGCGCCAGATGCGGTCGAGTTGTTTGGAGTGAGTCATTGACCCTCGTGCAGAAGGGCGGCGAACTCGTCGATGGCCATGGACAGTTCTTTGCGGATGCGAACGGCATCGAGGCCCGAGAGGATCGGAGGCAGTTCATTCTCCAACCGCTTGCGCAGCAGAGAGACTGCTTGGCCGACATGGTAGGCCCAGCGCGAGCGCACTTCCTCCTCGGGGACAAACTCGCCCTTCCTGACCGAGAGGCGAAATTCCCGCTCCATGACTTCGGCCAGAAGTTTGCGCGCGCGCAGGCCGCTCTCCTCGTCGGGGGCCAGCGCCGCGCCACCCTTGAGTCCTTTGCGCGCCATGAACTCGCGCCAGGCCGTCACATCGTGGTTACCATTGGCCGAAGGCGTCGGGCTATCCGGCAGCTTCTTCCATCCGTTGATGGCTTGGCGCGTGACCCCGAGAATTTCTGCCAACTCGTGGTAGTTGGAAGCCGTGGCCGGATCGCCGCCGCTGGATCCCGCCGCGATGGATTGGAGCATGGCCCGCTCGCCGCGGGTGAGTTTGCCGCCGGACTGAACTCTGCTGACGAGATTGCTGAAGTCGCGGTTAAGAATCTTGCGCGCGACTTCCGCCGGTATTTGCTCCATTCAAGGAGCATTTGGCGTCAAAGCGGACGGCCAACCGTGTTGATAAAGGCCTTGGCGGGAAAGTGGTCCGGGAGCGACATGAACGGCGTGTTGGCCAGGTGCGACTGAACGGCGAGCCAATCAATCTCGCCATCTTCTGCCATGGCCTGCTCGACGTAGGACTCGATCAAATAGATCGCGTTGTTCATCGAGCCGATGATGCTGCGGTTGCTTCGTTTGGTGGCAACGACGCTGATATTCGCCCCGTCGAAGTCGCCATTGACCATCATGTAGGACGCCTCGATGTGCAGGAGGAGGCGCTGAAGAAAGCTTTCGTAGGTGGTGTGAGAGTGCAGGTCGATGATGAGCGGCCAGAGCGAGGCGTCATGCATGACCAAGGCATGAGTGCCCAGGCGGGGAATGCGGAAGAGGTCGGCGCTCCACGAGTCTTCGCGTCCTGTCTGGGCGACCTTGCTGTCCTTGAAAGACAGCGTGCACTTGAGCCTTTTGGCCAAGCCTTGCGAAAGGTGCAGGATCATTTGGGGGAGATGACTTTGAGAAGTGCGGCCAAGCCGAAACCGCGCGGCATGTTCCTCGCAATTTCCCAATTTTGCAAAGTGCGCACGGAAACCCCGAGTTTGGACGCGGCTTCCTCCTGGGTGAAGCGCCGGCGCTCACGGTATTCCTTGAGAATCTTGGCGAATTTTTTGCGGGTGACCTGTGCCATGGGGCAACTACGCGACAAGCGCAGGCGATATGTCAAGGTTGACACCGCATCGTCGGCAAGATGCGCGTTCTCTGTGCCCACACTTCGCTGGCCGACCCGGCGACGCTCAAGCCGAACCCGGCGAACCCGAACCGTCACAGTGCCCACCAAATCCAGATCTTGGCGGCCATCATCCAAGAGCAGGGCTGGCGGGCACCTATCACGGTGAGCAAACGCAGCGGTCTTATTGTCCGCGGTCACGGGCGGCTGGAAGCCGCCTTGCTCATGGGATGCGACAAAGTGCCGGTCGACGAGCAGGACTACGCCAACGAGGCCGAGGAACTGGCCGACCTTCTGGCCGACAACCGGCTCTCCGAATTGGCGGAGTTGGACGAGGCCGACTTGAAGAAAGTGATCGAAAAGCTGCGCGAAGCCGATCCGAGCTTTGATGTGGAGCTGACCGGCTTCATGGAAGACGAGATCGCCAAGCTCTTTGCCGAGGAGGACGTGGAGGATGCGCTGGAAACGATTCCCCGCATGGAATGCCAGGCCTTTGAGCACCATGACTACTTGGTCTTCATGTTCCACGACTTGCGCGACTGGATGCTGGCCCTTCAAGGCATGGGCGTAGTCGAGGTGGACTACTCGATCAGCCGCACCAGCAAGCGCATCGGCATCGGCCGCGTTCTCAATGGCAAAAGACTCCTCCAACTCCTCCAAGCAGGCGGCAAAGCGGCCTGAACCCGCTCCCGAGCTGGGCAAGCTCTCGATCCGCCATGTGATCATGAGCCGCGGCCGTTCGCGGACGATGACCACGCACAAGCTGTTTCCCTCGGCTACGCTCGTTGTTCCCGAATCCGAGAAAGACGCCTACGCAGGAATTGGCCTAGAGACAGTGACTATCGCTGATGATGTCTCGGGAGTCAGTGCCCTGCGCAATTGGATCATCGACCACTTCAAGGAGGACGTGGTCGTCATGCTTGATGATGATCTCAGTGCCTGCATGTGCATGGTGAGCCTGAAGGTGCGGCGACTGAACCCCGAAGAGATTGCCGCGATGGTGGAAAATTCCGCCTATTGCGCACACGGCGCGGGGGCGAGGCTCTTCGGATGGCATCAGCGCAGCGACCCGCGACTGCTTCAGCGCAACGATCCATTTGGTGTGAACCACTGGGTTGGGGGAGCAGTTGGCGTGATCGGCAAGAAGGTCCGATGGGACGAGCTACTCAAGTGCAAGTGCGACATCGACGCCACGCTGACCGAGTTGATGGAAAACCGCCTGGTCTGGAATGAGGCGCGCTTTTGCTTCCTGCAGGAGAGGGACAAGAATCTTGGTGGTAATTCGCTCATTCGCTCGGCGGAACGGATCGCGGCCGAAAAGCGATACCTGAAGAACAAGTGGAAGTCGCACATCCGCTTCGAGAGCTACAAGAGCCAGGATCGGGTCGCCATGGATGCGCCCCGGCGCCAGTCGGTAAGTCTCGGATGACGCACCCTCAATGCACCCCCGAGGACATTAGGTCATGACGTGTCACTGCGTTAAATTCGGGGCATGGCTGAACCGGAAGAATCCGTTGCTCGCAAGCTGCCCATCTCGTTGGACAAGTTCCGCGAGGTGCTCGGCCGGAGCCGAACCACGATCTACAGATGGGAGCGCGATGGGCTTTTCCAGAGCTATCTCATCTACAACCGCCGCTACGTGCGGGCCGAAGTGGTGGAAGAGTTTATGCGCCGGGCTGAGGCTGGAGAGTTTGCCAAACCGGGCCACCGACCGCGCCGAAAAATGGTGCAAAAAACTGATGGATTCAGTGCGTCCCCTGCGAGAGGCCAAGGGGGATGCACAACTTCACACCCGACATGTTCGGCCTCACAGGACACGGCATGAGGCTTAGAACGATCAGAGGCTACGATTTCGGCGAGGTCAGCTCGGCGATGCAAAAAGCGATCCGGCGCGGGGAAACCCAATACGCCGGTTACTGGGCCTTGGAGCTGTGGGCCAGCGGCTTTGGCCACTACGTGTGGAAACGCCTCCTCACCGTGTCCGCCGAGGACTGCTGGGGCATCATCACCCAAGAGATCAAAGCGCTGCATGACTCGTATGCCATGATCAACGCGAACCTCTCGGGGCGCCGTGCCCGCGGCCGCATCTTCATTTCCAAAGCGGTGATCCTGCTCTGCGCGGCCAAGAAGAGCCGTGACGCGGATCACCTGCAGAACTTCGTTTACGATGAAATGCGCGGCATCGATCCCGACACGCTGGCCGATGAACTGCGCAGCGCGCCGGAATATGTGCCGGTTCCTGACTATGCATTTGATTGCCACACGCGCCGCGGCAAGGCGATGGGCAAGACGAAGGCTGACTTCTTCCAGGCCGAGCAGGCGGCGCTTGTGCCCCTTGAGCAAGGGCTGTTCGATCACCTCGTTGACGCATGAGGGCCGACGATCCCACGCTTCCCGACCGAATCCATCTGCGCACGTTGGTCGAGCACGGACTGGCGCCGATGCTCGAGCGCGAGCCGCTGGACATTCTGCGGCAGATGCTTGGAGAAGAACTGCCTCCGGAGCCGGTGTTTGTGAATCTCACGCCGGACCAAGTGACACGATGCATTCGGAAGGCCCATCTTGCGCTGAGCGACAAACCCTCCGAATGATCTCGGAGAAAGACGCTCAGCGGCTTGCCGAAGCCGAGGAGGCTCTTAGGGCGCAACTCATTGCCGCTTACGAGGCTAGCCAAGAGCAATCGAGACAGCACGAAAAGCTCATCGCGGTTTGGGGAGAGAGGGATCGGATTGCCGAGGAGATTGGCGCCGAAGTGATCACACGATTCGAGGCCTAAAAGTCAGCTTTGCCCTTGATCCCGATGTAAGTCACCGGCTTGTCCATGCTCTTGCCCGGCTTGATGTCGATGCGCAGTGAGGCGAGGAGGCGGTGCCAGAAAGAACGGCTATCCGGCGGTTGCGGTTGCTTGGCTTTGAAGATGGCCTCGTAGAGCCGGTGGCCGGTCACTTGACCGCGGGGATCGCGCGGCGCACCTCGGTGTAGGTCACCGGTCCGGGGATGCCATCCTGATCGGTGTTGACCAGAGCCTGGATCCTTTTGATGCCGTCGGTCTGCACGGAATTGGTGGCGTAGTTCACTGCGGTGAGGATCGCTGCTACGATAAACCCCACGATGGCCGTCTGATCGATCTGGCCGGCGAGATTGGCGTCGAAGGCGGCGACTCTGGCCACAAGAGTGGCGACAAATCCCGCGATGATCGGCGTGAGCAGGCTGCCGGACTTGGAGACCAGGAACCGCAGGAGGCTGAGCTTGATCTTGCCCATGTTACTTGTCCTCCAGCCGCATGCGCTGCACGGCGGATTCGATGGTCCAGCGGATGATGCTCTCGGTGGCCGAAATGCCCTCGGCAACTGCACGAGACTTGAGAGCTTTGACCGCCTCCTCGCGTTTCTGTCCGCCGGTGCGATCAGAGTCGGCCAGTGAGCGGACGATGTCCAAGGCGATTGGGAGCAGAGCGCCGGTGCCGCTGACGACGAGTTGGCGCAATAGTGGTCCGTAGAAATTCCAGATCGAGCTGGTGAGCCCGAGAACTTTTGCGACGAGGGATTTCATGACCCAGGGCGACGTGTCAAAACCGGCGACCCGCGGCTACCTCCATACCACCCGCGCAAAACGCTTCTTATGGCTAACCGCGGCTCGTGAGTTCCCACGGCCGATAAACAAGGAAACGGGCACCCGCGGGCTTCGTGCCAAAAACCATGCCAACAAGAAGACCGCCCGCAAAATGGTGAAAAATATGGTGCGCCAAAACTGATGGATTTGGTGAGCCCCCTGCGAGAGGCCAAGGGGGTTATGAAAAACAGCACCAAACGCAGTGAATACATCGGCACGTTCATCAAAGCCTCGGGCGAAGCCCGCACGATGCGCTTTACGACCGCTGCCGCCAATCTGGGCAAGCGCGGACTGATCACGGTCTGGGACGTGGAAAGCCGCGGCTTGCGCAAGTTCAACCTCAACACCCTGATGGGCCGTATCGTCGCGGCCGCCTGACATGAACGCGAATCAACCCGCCGTTGTGTCGGAATACAAGGGGCAGCCGCTGATCGTGCTCAATGCGGGATCGTGGTGGCCGTTCCAGTTCGGACTAGGCAAGGCCAAGATGATCCTCGAGCACATCGAGGCGATCCGGGCGTTTGTGGAGTCCGAGGGCAAGAGCGTTGGCGAGGAGGTGGCGAAGTGAGCGTCATCAGAAAGCCGATGCTGGCCGGCAAGTGCGAATGCCCCGAGGGCTTGAGCTTTCCGGTCTTGGCCACGCCGAAGCTCGATGGCATCAGATGCCTCAAGATCGATGGGCAAGCGGTGACGAGATCGTTCAAGCCGATCTCCAACCGTTATGCCCGCGAGTGGATCGAAGCCAATTTGCCCGACGGAGTGGACGGGGAACTGATGCTGCGCGGCGGCACGTTCTCACAGACCACGAGTGCGATCGGTTCGCGCGACGGTGAGCCGGACTTCGTTTTCCACGTGTTCGATTACGTGAACGAGGACACGGACGTTCCGTATGCCTGCCGCATGCGGGAGTTGGAGCGTTTGCCCGAGTGGGAGCGCGTGGCCAAAGTGCTGCCGGTCGAGATCAAGAACGCCGACGAGCTGGCCAAGTTCGCGGAGAAGTGCCTGGCCGAGGGTTACGAGGGTGTGATGGTTCGTGATCCGGCGGGGCCGTACAAGTGCGGCCGCTCGACCGAAGGCGAGGGTTGGTTGCTCAAGATCAAGCGATTTGCCGACGCCGAGGCCGAGGTGCTTGAGCCCTACGAGGGCATGAGCAATCAGAACGAGGCCGAGCGCGATGCGTTCGGTCGAACCAAGCGCAGTCTGTCCAAGGCGGGGATGGTGGGCCGTGGCGAACTCGGCGGATTCATCGTCCGCGCCCTCGATACAGGCGTGGAATTCCGGCTCGGATACAACCACGTGCTTGGAGGCATCGACCGGGTGAGTTTGTGGCGCAGGAAGGAAGCCCTTGTCGGACGGTTGGTCAAGTTCAGCCACCAACCAAGCGGGGCCAAGGAAGCGCCCCGATTTCCGAAGTTTTTGGGCTTCCGAGAAGCGTGGGACCTCTAAACGAAGGCCGTTTCATAAACCATGCCAACATGAAGACCGCCCGAAAAATGGTGAAAAATATGGTGATCAAAACCGATGGACTCATCGCGGCTGCCCGCGAGAGGACAAGGGGGTTATGAAAAAACCGGATACCAAAGCCGCCAGCGTGCTCTTCGGAGTGGAGCTGGAAACAGTCATCCCCGCCGGTTGCGGGGTTCAAGTGGGCAACTACCATCGTGGCTGCCAAGTCACGGGCGGGTTGCGCAAATCGGATGGCACGGTTGTGACCGCGCCCAAGTTCAACCGCATGCCTTGGAGGGCGGAGCATGACGGATCGATCCGCGGCGCCGGCGTGGCCTGCGAATTCGTGTCCCCGATCCTGCACGGGGAGGACGGCGTGGCCGCGCTCTGCCAGTTCGTGGAATTCATGACCGCGATCGGCGCCACGGTGAACGACAGCTGCGGATGCCACGTCACGGTGAACGTTGATTCGATCATCGGCTCAAACGATCACGCCAAGCGCGGCGAGTTCGCCCGCAAGCTGGCGCACATCGCGCAGTGGCACGCGCGCTCGATCTACGGCCAGACGGGGGCGGGGCGGCACATGAACACGTATAGCCACACGTTTGCCGCCGACGTGGCCAACTTGGTCAAGACGATGGAGAAGCACCCTGACCTGCGCTTCAAGGAATCGGCAGCCATGGCCTGTGGGCGTGGCATGATCAACTTCCGAAAGCTCTTCAGCCACGGCCTTGTGGAGTTCCGCGCCTTCGCCGGCACGACGAGCGTGGCCAAAGTGCAGCACCACGTGGCCACGGCGATCGGCCTCTGCCGCAGAGCCGCTGAAGTGGAATGCCTCGGGGCGTTCAAGAAGAACAAGGTGCAGGAGGCCCGCACGCGCACGGCGGCCGATGCGGTCAAGTTCCTGTGGGACTACCTCGGGTGGACGGGCAGCAAGCGCGACTGCGCGCTCGGTCTGTTCGGCCGCCTGCACACGGAGTTCCGCCAATACCGCAAGGAGGCCCTGCGGCTCTGCCGGCAGTTTGATGCCCGCTACCCCAATGCGCCCCTTTAAGCCCGCAAGCTACGCGATTCGCGTAGCACTGAACCAAAACCAACAACCAGAAAGGAACCAAGTAAGATGTGTGTGATCCTCGTATGCCCGCCGAAGGTTCGGCCGGCGATTGATGTGCTGCGTGCCTGTCACGCGGCCAACCCGCACGGAGCCGGCGTGGGCTGGCGCCAAAGCGGCAAAGTGCATTGGCAGAAGAACCTCGGACCCGAGGAAGTCGGCCAACTGATCGGCAAACTCGACGGCGAACTCGTGCTCCACTTCCGCTGGGCCAGCGTGGGCGGCGTGCAGCCGCAACTCTGCCATCCGTTCCCTGCGGATCGTGGCGCCTCGACCAAGCTGGAGGGTAAGGCCGCTCGGCTCCTTTTCCACAATGGCACGTGGTCGGGGCACAAGAGCGCGCTCGAGTTCGTGGAGGCCAAGCAGAAGCGCAAGGTGGGCGGGCCGATCAGCGATAGCCGGGTGATTGCCCTGCTCGTTGATCACCTGCGCGACAACTCCGTGCTGCAGCACATTGACGGGCGCTTCGTGCTCTATAGCGCTAAGACGACCAAGCTCTACGGCGACTGGCGCACGTGGCGCGGCATGCGCGTTTCGAATCTGGGCTTTGTCTATGAGATGGAACGCGCCGAACGTCGCGCGCGGTGGAATAGCGATCCGACCGACGGACTCGATCAACTCGCCCTGTGGACCGCCGGCTCGGACGCCGATGACGAGGAGGTGGAGTCATGACGTTCAAGATCGTGGCCAGCCAGGGTGAGCGGATCGTGTTCGACCAGCGCGTAGAGGCGGCTAGCCCCCGCGAGGCGAGGGAGGTCATGAAGCGGGCGCTCCGCTTGGACAGCCTGACCGGACTCGTTTACGCGATCACGGAAATCCCCGCCGCGCTGATCGAGGAAATCGTGACGGCCAAGATGGCGCGGGTGGCCGTGGGTAGCAGCCGTATCGATGTGGCCAAGCTCGTGCGCGAAGCGGCCGAGGCGGCGGTGAAGCAGGAGCTGTCATCGCTCAAGAACCGACTCACCGCGCTTGAGGGCCGCAAGGGCAATGCCGGTGAGGCGATCACGGACGAGGAGGGGAGCAAGCTTCCCCAGCGCTTCGATCCCATCGGGGCATCCACCCCATCCAAGGCAGAGCGGCGTGAGCCCCCACGCGCTATTCCAGCGAAACTCCGTGCGATCCTCGGACCGGACTGGAAGGCCGTCCGACGGCATTACGCGAAGACCAAGAGCATCAAGCAGACCGCGGCCAACTTCGATGTGCCGATCAACACGCTCAAGGCCCGCATCCGTCGGGAGGGGTGGAGCAAATGAACACGCTCTACGCTCCCGAGGTTGTGCCCGCGCCAGGACACGGCTGGACCGTGGTGCGCGGAGGACGCGATGAGCGCGGGGCCTTCGAATGCTGGATCGGTCGCAGCTTTGCCGAGCACCGGCAAGCCGAGGAGGCCGCGATCGCATGGGAGGAGCGCGAGCCCTCGGCACCGGAGGAAGCGCCATGACCTCGCACTCCTTCATCCACATCAGCCGCTACGGCACGTCCCGCTACTGGGCCGTGTGGCGCGGCGCCGAACTTATCGCCGTCACCGTCTACCGCAAGGGCGCGCAGTCGGTGGCCGATCAACTCCAGAAACTCCAAGACTATGAAAACCAAACGATACAGCAGCAGCACAGTCACCCCCGCCTCGTTCCGGCCGCGTAAGCCGGAAGATCTGATCGGCAGCGCACGCAAAGTGGCAACCGCATTGGTCGCAAAAGCCCATCGCGTGCGGCTGCTCGGCGGCGGGCCTATGAAGGTGCTGCTCTATGGGCCGCCGGGCGTGGGCAAGACGAGCGTGGCGGACATGGTCAGTCTTGCCCTCTGCGATGGACAAGCCTTGGCCATCGAAGACTTCAACGGCCGCG